AAAAGGAGCAATAAAAGGTACAAAAACTTTTGGTGATGCAATGTTAAGTGTATTAGATAGAATTAGAGATAAAATATTAGATAAAGCATTAAGTAAATTATTTGACGGATTTGCAGAAAAAGCTGGAGGCTCATTTCTTGGCAATCTATTTGGAAAATTATTAGGTAGAGCAGGAGGTGGCTCAGTAACAAGAGGTAGATCTTTTTTAGTAGGTGAAAACGGTCCTGAAGTTTTCACTCCAGCTAGTTCAGGAAACATAACTAGTAATAAAGAATTAGGTGGTACAACTAATATCACTATTAATATTGATTCTTCTGGCACTTCAAGAGAAGGTGATGACGGAAAGATGGCTGATTTTGCTACAGAAATAAGCAGTATAATTCAAGCTGAAATTATTGATCAAAAAAGGACGGGAGGTTTATTAGCATCATGACTTTAATAAATTTTCCAACTGCTTTTGTTCCTTTGAATAATTTTCGGATTCAAAGAAATCCTCAAATTAATGTAGTTCAATTTGGAGATGGATATCAGCAAAGATTATCTGAAGGCTTGCATACTAATCCTGTCAGTGTAAGTTTAGAATTTAATTTATCAAAAGCACAAGCAAAAGATTTGTTAGATTTTTTAGATTTAAGAATTACAAATAGCGAAGCTTTTAATTTTTTAATACCTAATGAATCTTCTACAAGAAAATTTATTTGTTTAAGTTATCCTGCTCAGTTTCCTTTTCACAGTCGAGTTAGAATTAGATGTAAGTTTGAGGAGGTTTTTGAGTAATGGCAATACCTTTTGCAGAATTAAACAAAGTTAATCCTAGTTCAATTATTGTTCTATTCGAACTGCAATTAAAATTAGGCTTACACGTACCCGACCCAAACACTGAAAATTTAGAAACAGTTTTTAGATTTCACAATGGTTCAAATTTAAATTTAAATTCTGATTTAGTTTTTCAACAGCAAAGATATCAAAGAGTGGCAGTTGAAGCTCAAAGTTTTGAACAGTCATCTACAGGTTTACAAGTTAGACCTAGTTTAAAATTTTCAAATTTAGGTGGTATTTTAAAAGATGGTGTAGTAAGAACAATGACTGATTTCTTAGATATTGTTAATACTGTTACTCCTAATAATGATTTGATAGATGCTACTGTTATCAGAAGACAAGTTTTGGCAAGTTCGTTAGATAATGACAATTTTAGAGGTAATAACCCTTTTGGGACTCCTAGTAATAATCAATTAAGAAAACAAATTTTTAGAATTGACAGAAAAGCATCAGAGAACCGAACTTTTGTACAATTTGAATTATCCTCAGTTTTAGATATGCAAAATCTTTTAATACCTAGAAGAGTTGTAACAAGAGAAATATTTCCTGCTGTCGGTAATTTTGTATGAATACTTTTAATTGGCTAAACAATGCTTTTGAACATTCTGCTGAATGTCATCCAGAAGAATGTTGCGGATTAATTTTAAGTATTAAAGATGAAACAGTATATTGGCCTTGTAAAAATATTGCTAAACATTATAAAGATAAGTCGTTTGTTATTGATCCTTTAGATTATGCAGCAGGTGAAGATCAAGGTGAAGTAGTAGGAATTGTTCATTCACATCCAGATAGTAGTTTAAATTTTTCAAGAAATGATAGATTAGCTTGTAAATTCATTGACTTGCCTTTTTTTTTGGTAGATCATATAAATAAAAAACATTCTGCTTTATTTCCTCATGAGGTAAATGATGAAACTTAAAATATACGGTGCTTTAAGAAAATTCGTAGGTATTAAAGAATTTGATATTGAAGCAAAAACAGTTAAAGAAGCTTGGAGTTTTTTAATAGCAAATTTTGACGGAATAGAAGAACATATAAAACTGCAAGAATATTGTGTTATGGCTGGAAAAATTGAAATTACTTATGAAACTTTAAATCTAGAAACAGACGAAGAAATTAAAATTATACCAGTCGTTCATGGGGAATGGTTTTGGGTGATACCTATTCTTGCAGGATCAGGAGGTTTAGCATTAGCAGGTACTATAGGTGTGAAATTATTAGGCAGCAAATTATTAGCAACACTTGTGTCAACAGCATTAGTTACTATTAGTACTAATTTAATTATTGATGGGATACAACAGCTAATAAGTCCTAGAAATCCTACTGCTCGTGATCCGAACTTAACTGATCCTGCTGCTATCGCTAGTTTTAATTTTACTGGGCTTTTAAATACACAAAAACAAGGAACTGCAATACCTCTAGTTTATGGAGAGGTATCAGTAGGTAGTGTTATCGTAAGTGCAGGTGTTGATACTTTTCAAATAACAAGTAAAGAGGTAGTAACTTAATGACTTTATATAATCAAGAATCAGATACAGAAATAGCAAAAGTTATTGCTGACAGATATCCATTATCAAAAAAAGGTAGTTTAAGAAGTATTGATTTTTTTACTGTTGTTGACTGTATAGCAGAAGGAGAAATTGAAGGAAGTAGTTCTGCTTCAAAATTATTGATAACAGATAAAACTAGTGATGCTTATAGAAATGCTTTTTTACAAGATGTTTTTTTAAATAAAACATCTGTTATTCAAAGGGATGCTGATCCTAATAATGTCACAGATGAAGATATAAATTTTAAAGATATATTATTTGAATTTAACGACGGTACTTCTAATCAACCAGTTTTAAAAGGTGCAATAGCTCAAGAACAACCTTTTATAGGTGGAGACTTAACTAAACAATTAACCTTTATAAAAGGTGATGCTGCAGGAACACCCAGAAGTGTTACAGCACCTAGTAATCCAAGATTTGATGGGATCAGAATAACTATTTTATTTCAGGCTCTTTTTAGATTAGATGATGAAGGTAACAAATTAGCTGACAAAGGAAAATTAAAATTTTCTGTCAACCCAGCGAATGGTCCACTAGAAGTTGTTCTTGAAGATGAAGTTGCAGGTAGAAGTTTTTCAGCATACAGCAAAGATTACTTTATTGATTTTAGAACCTGTAATAATTTTGATATAAATAACCCATCTGCCTTTTTTCCTGTTGAAGTTATTTGTGAAAAATTAACTGATGATGGAACCTCAAATAATTTTAGAGAAGCTTTTTTTCAAGCTGCCACTGGAATTATTTTTGAAAGTAATAATTATCCTAATATTGCTCATGCTGCCTTTAGATTTAGTGCTGAGACTTTTCCTAACTTACCTTCAAGAACTTTTCGTATAAGAGGAAGAAAAATAAAATTACCAGATGTTGCTGAAGTTGATAAAGCTAATGGTAGAGTCACATATACTGGGAATTGGGAAGGGTCGTTTAGTAATGACAAGCAGTGGTGCAGTGATCCAGCTTGGATTTTATATGACATTTTGACAGAACCTTTAGCAGGTTGTGGCATAGCTGAAAGTTTTTTAGATAAATTTTCATTTTTCAAAGTTAGTAAATATTGTAATCAACTAGTCAGTGATGGAAAAGGAGGGCAAGAGCCTAGATTTTCATTGAATGTAAATATAAATTCACAGAAAGATGCTTTAACTCTTGTTCGAGATGTTTGTGCAGTTATGAATAGTAATATATTTTTTGAAAATGGTGAAGTAAAACTTTCACAAGACAGCCCTACCAATATTGATGATATTTCTAAGGTTGATTATGCTTTTGTTTTTAATAATTCAAATGTAAAAGAAGGTCTTTTCAATTACGAAGGTTCTTCTATAAATACAAGATTTAATACGATCAATGTAAGCTATTTTGACATGGAAAATTTTACAATAGATTATATAACAGAAAAAGATGAAAATTTAATTAGCAAGTATGGGATAAGACAAAAAACAATTAAAAGTTTTGGTGTTACATCAAGAAGTCAAGCAATAAGAATAGCAAAATGGTTTTTAAATAGTCAAAACAAAAGTGGTGAGGTTGTTACTTTTATTTCTAGTATTGCAGCAGGACAAATTTGCAGTATTGGTGATGTTATTGCTATTACCGATCGTGTAAAAAAATCTATCAGAAGAGGAGGTAGAATCGTTTCAGCAGCTAATGACGGATCTTCTGTTGTAATAGATGACATAACTCAAACAAATTTACCTGAGATATCTACGAACCCAACGATTAGTTGTCTGATGCCTGATGGAACTGTTCAAACAAAATTTGTAGAAAATTTTTTAGGAACAACAGTTACAATGAAAGAAAATTTTTCACAGAAACCTGTAGAAAATAGTGCTTTCATTATTGAGCAAGATAATAATGAGGCTGCTTTATTTAAAATTTCAACAATAAAGCACAATACTGATAATACTTTTACCTTTATTGCCACAGAACATAATCCTAATAAATATCAAGAAGTAGAACAAGATATTGTTGTACCAGATAGAACAATAAATAATATTCTTTCAATTTTACCTTCACCTTCAGGTCTAGTAGTTGAGGAAGAAATAGCAGTTGTAAATAATAGAGCAGTAGCTAAGTTAATTTTTGATTGGCAAGGGGTTCAAGGTGCATCTGCTTATTTATTGTCATTCAGAAAAGAAGATGAAACTAATTTTACTGATATTGTTACTCAAGAATCAAATGCTGAAGTATTTAATGTAACTGCAGGTTTATATACTGTCAGAATACAAACTCAAAATGCTTTAGGCCAAACATCTAAAAAGCCACTAGAACAAGAATTAAACGTACTTGCTTTATCAAAAGTACCAGATAGTCCTACAACACTTCAAATACAGCCTATTAATGATTATCAAGTAAAATTAAATTGGACAAAGTCAACAGAACTGGACGTTTTATTTGGTGGAACTTGTGTTATCAGACATACCCCAGATGATTTAGCAACTGCAAAATTTCAAAATGCGACAGATTTAGATGTTGCGAGTGGAAATGTAAGTGAATTAGTAGTACCAGCAATAACTGGTACTTATTTGATGAAATTTAAAGATATCGCTAATAATTTTTCAGCAGGTGAAGTGAAAGTTAATTTACCTTTACCAGAGGTAGATAACAATATAAAGATTTTAGAGCAAAGGGAAAATCCTAGTTTTGCTGGCACCAAAAATTTTGTTCAAGTTGATAATAATAAATTAACTTTGACAGATCCAAGTAGCGATTTAAGAGGAAATTATACTTTTGCTAATACTGTTGATATTGGTCAAGTTATCAAAAACGTCAGAATTGTTAGGCATATAAAAGTTGAAGCTATAACTGTTTCTGATTTATTTGATGATATTCCAAATCTTGATTTAAGGCCTAATTTTGATGGGCTTTCTGTTGACGATCCGCAAGCAGAATTGCTAGTTGCAGTTTCACAACTATTTCCTCAATTTGGTAATTCTGGTTTTTCAATTGATCAAGTTCTTACTAATGGGTCATTCAGTGGAAAAGGTTTTAGATTTAAAGCAAAGTTAAGAAGTGAAAGTACTAATGAAAATATAAGAATAATTGAACTAGGTGTTGATATGTTTTTAAATTCTCGCACCGAAACTTTTTATAAACAAAACGGTGCTAGTGGAGGACCTTTAATAAACAGTGAAATAACAAGCGGAACTTCAAGTCTAGATGTTTTTTTTGGTAATCCTTTTTTTGTTGGCACCTCAGATACAATCGGAGGTGCTAACAAATATTTGCCTATTATTTCAATTTCTCCAAAAGATCTACCATCAGGTGGATTTTTTGAACTTTCAAATATAACTGGAGAAAAATTTACAATAATTTTCAAAAATTCATCTAGCAATCCGATATCTGTGAAATTTAACTTTCAAGCGTTAGGATATGGAAAAGGAGCTTAATTAAATGTCAAGAGTTGATAATGTCGGAGGCGCTGGATTTACCGTTGATAACGGCACTGGGGCTAATGTTAGAACAAAATTGCAGCAAATTATTGATGCTTTAAGAACAGTGCAAAGTGGCTCAGGTGATCCAGTCGTTGGGCTTTCTCCTTATCAATTAAGCATTAATGAAGTAAGTAATACTTCTCAAATTTTAAAAATAAGAAATAAAAATAATGATGACTTTGTTCCAATAGGTGATGTAGCTTTAGACAACTTAGGTCTACTTCCGAAATCTGGAGGAACTATGACTGGGGCTATCAAAGGTATAGCAGGATCAAGAACAGCTACTTCTTTTAATTTTGGCCAAAATAACACTGGGTTTTTTGGACAGACAGGAATTATACATTTTTCTCTTTCTGGCACTCAATTGGGATTTTTAAACAGTTCTGCAGTAAATATTATTTCTCAATTAGAGCTAAGAATGTTTCATCAAAATATGGTGCAACCAAAATATATCGGATTTAAAGCACCGCAGACACTCACAAATACTACTACTTTTACACTGCCAGATGGTGACACCTCTGTTGCTGGTTATGCTTTAGTATCAGATGGCAGCGGAAATCTTTCATGGGGACAAGCAGGAGCAGGTGCTCAAGGTGCTGGAAATGATTCAATATTTTGGGAGAATGATAAGACAGTTACAACAAATTATTCTATTACTTCTGGTAAAAACGCTGGTAGCTTTGGACCTATTACAATTTCACCGGGAGTTACAGTTACAGTAGGATCTACTAATACATGGACAGTAGTTTAAAATTAAATATAATTAGTTTATTATTTTATAAATCATGCCTTTAGGTTTATCTGGGTCTGGTAATATCACTGGGGGGACTTTTAATAGGCCTATAGCACAAGTTAATTTATCATCAGATCAAACGATTACAGACAATGTAAGTACTGTAATCGCTTTTAATCAAGTTATAACAGATACGAATAGTTGCTTTAATACAAGTACTTCAAAATTTACACCAGATGTAAGCGGTTTTTATTTTGTTACAGTACAAGCTGCGTTGGGTCAAGCAGGAGGAACAGAATCAGTTGAACAAATAGAACTAATTATTTTTAAAAATACAGATACAATATCTCGAGCAATATTTGTTCCTAGATCTGGTGAAAAAATAAGAGACGCTAATTTAACTTGTTCTGCAATTCCTCAAATGAATGGTACTAGTGATTTTATACAATTTGAAGCTAAGATTAATACAGGTGGAAACGTAAACGAAGTTATAAGAGGAAATTCAACAAATATTACTAACTTTAATATTTTTAAATTAAACGGTTAAATTTATGTCTGTTTTATCAGTAGCTACAATACGAAGTCAAAACAACAATCCAGTTGCTTTTCAAAAAAGTGACGGTTCAAAAATAGGTCAGCTTTGTGTTGGAAATATTCATATTGATGCTTCTTCGGGAACACCAGAAAATAAACAGGATTTTAATGTTTCATCATTATCAGATCTAGGGGAAGGAAAATATAGAGTTAATTTTGAAAATGCTTTTTCCAATACTGATTATATAGTTACTGCTGCAAGTGGAAAAGTTTCAACAACTAGTAATGCAACTTCGGCTGTAGATGTTAGAAATATGCAAACAAATAGTCTTGATCTTTTTATTGAAGATGTTGATAATGGTTTTGTAGATGTAGATTATGTAATGATAGCTATATTTGATAATGTTTAAATTATGAGTACATTAAAAGTTGACGCAATTGAAAATTCTACAGGTTCTACTGTTTTTCAAGTTACACCTGAAAATTTAAGTAAAGGCATAGCAAAAGCATTTGTTAGAGTTGAAGGTCTTCAAGATTTTGAGGGATTTTTTATATTAGATGCTAGTCACAATATTAGTTCAGTACAAGATATTGGAACTGGTAAATATAGAGTAAATTTTCAAACTGCCTTTACAAATAGTAGTAGATATTTAGCTGTCGCTGCTTGCAGTCAAAGTACTACCACTGTTGATGATTTTGATTCTACAACTATATGTAATTACACTGCTAGTTCTATAGATGTTCATACTTTTGGAAGTGCAGATTCACCATCAACTGAACATGATATGAGAATTATTAATGTAGTAGTTTTCGAGCAATAATTTTAGGCTATACTTAAATAAAAAAATTTATGGCCAATTCTGACTATAGATTCGTTCATACGAATGACGATGGGATGGTAGTTGTTACTATTCCTTCTGATAATTCAAAGTTATCTTTAGATCAAATTAAAGATAAAGACTGCCCAAAAGACAGGCCAGTATATACTGTAAGTAAAGAAACTGTTCCAACAGATAGAAGTTTCAGAAACGCTTGGACATTTACGGAGTAAATTATGGGATTTGGAATTGACATGAATAAAGCTAAAGAAATTCATAGAGACAAGATTAGAGTCGCAAGAAAACCAAAACTTGCAGAATTAGATATTGAATTTCAAAGAGCTATTGAAACAGATGACTCAACAAAAAAATCAGAAATTGCTGCAAAAAAGCAAGTTTTACGAGATGCACCTGCTGATTCTGCAATTGAATCTGCAGGTGATGTAACTGCTCTTAAAAATCAGTGGAAAACTGATATACTAGGGGCGAGTCCTTACAGCTGATGGCAATACAAGCAGGAGAATATAATTTTAAAGTTACTAGACGTTCAGATCATACTGAATTAATAGAATTAACTGACGGCAATGATCAGCCTATAAATTTAACTGGTTTTACAATTGCAGCACAAGTTTGGGAAAATACAAGAACAACAAAGTTTGCTGATTTTGCTGTGCAATTTATAAATCAATCTCAAGGTAGTTTTAAATTAAAATTAACAAAAGCACAAACTTCAACTTTTACTCCCAATGAACTTAATTATGATGTAGTGCTTAGAAATCCTTCAAACGAAGACGAGTATTATATCAGAGGTATAATTTATGTAATACAAGGCTATAGTACTATTTCTTAATGGCTAATACTAAAATTACAACTACAAAAAATATTGTAAAAGTCAACGGTGAGACGAGAGTAGTAACTGTAAAAACTCAAGGACCTCAGGGACCTGCTTTTAATATCTCATTAAATTCACAAGATAAAGTAAATAATTCAATAATGTACTATGAAGCAAGTTCTGATACACTGAAGCTAGATAGTACTCGTACCGTCGAAAATTTAGTTGACGGTGGAAATTTTTAGTTAATTTACTATGGCCAACACAATTAGAATAAAGCGTTCAACTGGTTCTGACGCACCTTCAAGTTTAGCAAATGCAGAATTAGCATTTGCAGAAGGTAGTAAAAAACTTTTTATTGGTATTGGTACTGGTGGTGATGGTGGATCTGCAACTTCAATTGAAGCTATAGGAGGAAGTGGAGCATTTATAGATGCGACTACTGCCAGAAATACTAATTTTGTTTTTGCAGGACCTTCTGCTGGATCTGCTGCTGCTCCTGCATTTAGACAACTCGCTGTTGCTGATATTCCTACGCTTACTGCTAGTCAGATTTCAAATTTCAATGCCACTGTTCAAAACAATAGAATTGATCAGTTGGTAGCACCAATCGGTGCTTTAAGTTTAAATAGTCAAAAAATAACAAGTTTAGCAACACCAACTAGTGATTCTGATGCTGCAACTAAAGCTTATGTTGATTCTGTTGCTGAAGGTTTAGACGTAAAAGACAGTTGTGTTGTAGCCTCAACTGCAAATGTCACTATTGCAACAGCCTTAAATAATGGTGATGTATTTGACGGGATATCTTTATCTACTGGAGATCGAGTATTACTTAAAGACCAAAATACAGCATCAGAAAATGGAATTTATATTGTTGGAGCTTCCCCATCAAGGGCTGATGATTTGCCTACTGGTGCTGATGCTGCTGGTATGTTCACTTTTATTGAGCAGGGAACAAATGCTGATATAGGATTTGTTTGCACGAGTAACAAAGGATCTGCTGTTGTAGGAACTAATAATTTAGCATTTTCGCAGTTTAGTTCTAGTGGTGATGTTGTAGCAGGAAACGGATTACAAAAATCAGGGAATACGCTATCAGCAAAACTTGAAACAAATGGTGGGCTTGTTATTAACGGAACTTCAATAAAAGTTAAATTAGACGCTGGAGCAATTGCTGGGACTTTACCTACTTCAAAAGGAGGTACAGGATCAATTTCTGTTTCAGGTGCTAGAACAAATTTAGGTTTAGCAATTGGTACAGATGTTGAAGCTCATTCTGACAAGTTGACTGAGCTTGCAACAATGGCTCTTGCTACATCACAAAAGTTAGCAGATTTAACTAGCACCGAAGTAGGAATATTAGATGGAGCCACTGTCACAACTGCCGAATTAAATAAGTTAGACGGAGTGACTGCTACAACAACTGAAATTAATTATATAGATGGAGTCACATCTGCAATAC